CATTGACCTCAGCCAGCTCCCGGCGCCGCAGATCGTCGAGCAGATCGACTTCGAATTGATCCTGGTCGAGCGTAAGGCGTACATGATCAGCCTGTGGCCGATCGAGGAACAGGCACAGATTGCGGCGCGCCTTGAGCTGGAATCGGAGCCCCTGACCAAGCTGTTGCAAGAGAACGCCTACCGCGAAACTATCTGGCGTCAGCGGGTGAATGAGGCGTCCATTGCCAACCTGCTGGCCCTGGCGAAAGGTCCCGATCTGGATCAACTGGCCGGCAACTTCAACGTCCAGCGCCTGGTGGTGCAGGAAGCCAAGCCGATGGCGGTGCCGCCCATCGCGCGGCTGATGGAGAGCGACGACAGCTTGCGCGAACGGGCGCAGATGTCCTGGGAAGGCCTGAGCACCGCCGGCCCACGGCAGAGCTACATATTCCACGCCCGAGGGGCGGACGGGCGGGTTGCCGATGCCACCGCCGAAAGCCCATCACCTGCCGTGGCGGTGGTCACCGTGCAATCGTTGCTCGATGACGGCACCGCTTCGGCTGACCTGGTCGCTGCCGTCCAAAAATACCTGAGCGACGATGACCTCCGCCCTGTGGCCGACCGCCTGACTGTCCAAGGCGCGGAGATTATCCGTTACCAGGTCAAAGCCAAGCTCTACCTGCTGACCAGTGGCCCCGAGTCGGAACCGATCCTTGCTGCGGCCGAGCAAAGCCTGCTGACCTACGTCAACCAACGCCGACGCCTGGCAATGGAAGTGTCGGAATCGGCCTTGCACGCCGCGCTGTTTGTCGAAGGCGTGCGCAAAGTTGTGCTGGAAGACTGGGTTGATATCACCGCCACTGAGGAACAGGCGCCTTACTGCACCGGCATTACCATCACGCGGGGAGCCGAATAATGGGCGTGCAGCAGCTGGTGCCGAAGAACTCCACGGCGCTTGAGATTCAAGCAGCGCAGGCACTCGCAGAGATTCAGCGCGTCCCCATCCCGCTGCGGCTGCTTTGCAACCCAAACACCTGCCCGGTCTCGGTGCTGCCCTACCTCGCCTGGGCCTTTTCCGTTGACCGTTGGGACAGCAACTGGACCGAAGCCACCAAGCGCGCGGCCATCCGCTCATCCCGCTACATCCACGCACACAAAGGCACCATCGGTGCCCTGCGTCGCGTGGTCGAGCCGTTGGGCTACCTGATCGAGGTGATGGAGTGGTGGCAGACCGTGCCGGAAGGCGTGCCCGGAACCTTTGCCTTGAAGGTCGGCGTGCTGGACACCGGTATCACCGAAGAAATGTATCAAGAGCTGACCTGGCTGATCGATGACGCCAAGCCGCTCACCCGCCTCTTGACCGGCCTGGCCATCAGCCTGGAAAGCACCGGCGCCCTGTACATCGGGGCCTGCGTATCCGAAGGCGACGAACTCAGCGTTTACCCACCGACCCAGCGCGATATCGACGTCAGCGGCGTGTACCGCATCGGTGGCCGCGAACACCATATCGACACGATGGACATCTACTCATGACCGACCAAAACAGCCAGTTCTTCGCGATCCTTACTGCCGTCGGCGAAGCCAAGCAGGCCAACGCCGCTGCCCTGGGCACCTCTTGGACGTTTGCTCAGATGGCAGTGGGGGATGCTAACGGCACCGACCCGATTCCCGTCCGCACCCAAACCAAACTGATCAACGAGCGACGCCGTGCGCCCTTGAACCAGGTGAAGGTCGACCCGACCAACGCCAGTGTGATCACCGCCGAACAGATCATTCCGGAGAGTGTCGGCGGTTGGTGGGTACGCGAACTCGCGTTGTACGATGCTGACGGCGACATGGTTGCGGTTGCCAACTGTGCACCCACGTTCAAGCCATTACTTGCACAAGGCTCCGGTCGGACGCAGGTGATTCGAATCAATCTGATCGTCAGCAGCACGGCCAACATCGAGCTGAAGATTGACCCCAGCGTGGTATTGGCGACCCGCGAATACGTCGATACCGTCGTGGTTGAGGCGCTGTCGAAGCTTGATTACAAGCACTCCGTACTGGCGGCCACCACCGCAAACATCGTGCTGAGCGGCATCCAGACCACTGACGGCGAGTTGTTGCCGGCAGGAGCCCGCGTGCTGGTGAAGGATCAAACGCAGGGTAAAGACAACGGCATCTACGTTGTTTCCGCAACAGGTGCGTGGAAGCGTGCCCAGGACGCGGACACCAGCATTGAAGTGACGCCAGGGCTGTTCGTCCACGTCGAGAAGGGGGCGGACAATGGTGATAGCGTCTGGCAACTGGTAACGGATGCCCCAATTGTCTTGGGCACCACTGCACTGGCGTTCGAAATGGTTGCTGGGCGCACAGGGGTTGGAGCTGGCACTTACGCGAAGGTGACAGTCGATAAATACGGTCGAGTAATTGCCGGCACTAATCCGACGACACTGGAAGGCCAGGGGATTACCGACGCACTGTCATCCACTCCCCAACCTGGTGTAGCTGGGGCTATTTCTGATATCGCAAAGCACGTCGTAGGGACTTATGCGAGCAGCACCACCGACAAGCCAACAAGCGGTGGTGTGTTTTTGCGGATGAAATATCCGGGCGCGACGCCGGTGGCTTTCGATATTTTTGGCCATGTGGGTAGCGGCTATGACGTTTTTGGATTCAGGCGTGTGCTTGCCGATGGAAGCTACACGTTTCGGACGGTTTGGCACGACGGGAACTTCGACCCGTCTCAGAAAGCTAACCTGGCATCCCCTGCATTTACGGGGCTGCCCACGGCCCCTCTGGCGCCGGCGGCCAATAGCAACCAAGTGGCAAACACTGCATTCGTTTGGAACGCGGTTAACACTTATGCAACTACCGTTACGGCATCCCTCGCCACCAAAGCTGACAAAGATAAAGCGTTGATCGTTGGCTCTGTGAGCCGCCAGCAACCCATGTTGTCGGCCCCAAGCGCGGGTGAAACCTACGCGTCTGGTGCGATGATTATTCGCGAAGCTATGGAAGTTGGGGCGTCTGACCTGAGCGAAGTAAACGCGCCAGGCATAGGCTTCTATTGGCTTGGGCAGACTGCCGGAAAGCTGTTAATGGATGCCTTCGGCAAATTGAAGTGGAACGGCCTGCCGATAATGACAGGCGCTATCGCAGCACAGGATGAAGTCGACACGGGCAGCACCGACACCAACGTCGTGAGCCCTTTCAAAATGCGCTTTGGGTTCGCAATGAGCTTCACGGCGGCCAGCGGCTACGTGTTGTTTCCAACCTGGCTGGGCGGCTTGTTGTTCCAATACGGGCGGGGCTCTTTGCCTGGTGATACCGGTCAGCTCTTCACTTGGCCCCTTGCCTGGCCAGATGCGTGTTACTCACTGAGCGGCGGGGTTTTAAGTGCTTTCGCGCGACAAGAGGACAGCGTTACACCTCAATTCCGCCTGCTAACAAAAACCAACGTAGTCATCGAGCGGCAAGATAGCTACACCGTAACGGCCAACAATCGCGACATCTTTGTCCTGGGAATAGGTAAGTAAATGTCCATATATTTCTGTGCTGAGACACTCGGGTTTTACTTGTCGGGGATGCAGCCTGAAGGGTTGGCCTGCGTCGAAATAACTGAGGCAAAGCATGCTGACTTGCGGGCGCAAAATGCCGCCGGGAAGATCATCAGCGCGGACGCTGACGGTGCTCCGATTGCTATAGACCCACCACCACCTACGGACGAGGAAAAAGCATCTAAGGAACGCGGGTGGCGCGATATAGAAGTGTCCCGAGCAGCGGTCCTGCGAGACCGTCACCGGGACCAGCTGGAAATTGGCGCAACGCCGAATCTGACGGCTGAGCAGTTCACGGAGCTGTTGGTGTACATGCAAGCGCTACGGGATTGGCCCCAATCACAGCACTTCCCCGATAGCGAACATCGTCCGCCAGCACCTCCATGGATCGTAGACCAGCAATAGTGATGCTTATTCGATTACGGCGGGCCTTGTAGGAACGCCGCTTACAACTCCCGCCGCTCGCCCATCCGGCGCGCGCGCGGCAGCCTGTGCACTGTCATTCCATCACAGCGCAGGCAACCACCCATGGCCGACTATCTCCACGGCGTGCGGGTTCTCGAACTCAACGACGGCACCCGTCCCATTCGCACCATCGCAACCGCAGTCATCGGCATGGTTTGTACCGCTGAAGATGCGGACCCGCTGACCTTTCCGCTGGACACCCCTGTCCTGCTGACCAACGTGCAAACCGCCATCGCCAAAGCCGGCGTCAAGGGCACCCTGGCGTCCAGCCTGCAAGCCATTGCCGACCAGACCAAGCCCTACACCATTGTGGTGCGGGTCAAGGAAGGCGTGGACGATGCAGCCACCACCAGCGCCCTGATCGGCGGCACGACTGCCGAAGGCAAGTACACCGGCATGAAAGCCCTGCTCGCCGCCAAGGCCCGCGTGGGCATGACGCCGCGCATTCTCGGTGTGCCAGGCCTCGACAGTCAGCCGGTGGCCACCGCCCTGGTAGCGATTGCGAAGGAGCTGCGGGCCTTCGCCTACGTCAGCGCGTGGGACTGCAAAACCAAGGAAGAGGTGGTCGCCTACCGCGAAATCTTCGGCGCCCGCGAGGTGATGGTGATCTGGCCGGAATTCCAGAACTGGGACACCGTCACCAACATAACGGTTACCGCGTCGGCAGTAGCTCGCGCCCTGGGCATGCGGGCTCTGATCGACAAGGAAACCGGCTGGCACAAAACTATCTCCAACGTCGCCGTCAACGGCGTGACCGGCATCAGCGCTGACGTGTTCTGGGATCTGCAAAACCCGGCCACCGATGCCAATTACCTCAACAGCAACGACGTCACCACCCTGATCAATGAGGGCGGTTTCCGCTTCTGGGGTAGCCGCACGTGCAGCGACGACCCGCTGTTTGCGTTCGAAAACTACACCCGTACCGCGCAGATCATCGCCGACACCATGGCCGAAGCGCACATGTGGGCCATGGACAAGCCGATGCATGCGTCCCTGGTCAAAGACATCATCAACGGGATCAACGCCAAGTTCCGCGAGCTGGTTTCGCAGGGCTACCTGATCGGCGGCGAATGTTGGTACCCGGAAGACATCAACGACAAAGACACCCTCAAGGCCGGCAAGCTGACCATCGACTACGACTACACCCCCGTGCCGCCCCTGGAAGACCTCACCCTTCGCCAACGCATCACGGATCGCTACCTGATGCAGTTCGCCGCCGCCGTCAACGCGTAAATCGGGCCTCCCCGCGAGGGGAGTTAACCCTGTGCCATAACCCCGGAGAATCCCGCCATGGCCCTGCCTCACAAACTGAAACACCTGAATTTGTTCAACGACGGCGGCAGCTACACCGGCAAAGTGAAGACCGTCACCCTGCCCTCGCTGGGTCGCAAGATGGAAGCGTATCGCGGCGGCGGCATGAGCGGCCCGGTCAAAGCTGACCTGGGTTTCTCCGACGATGGCATCCAGCTGGAATGGAAGCTCGGCGGACTTGACCTGGTGGTGCTCAAGCAATTCGGCGCGGTCAACGCATCGGGCGTCGCTCTGCGGTTCGCTGGCTCGTTCGAACAAGACGACACCGGCGAAATCAGCGCGGTGGAGATCACCGTTCGCGGTCGTCACGAAACCATCGAAATGGGCGACGCCCAACCCGGTGAAGACACCGAACACTCCATCACCACCACCTGCACCTACTACAAGCTGACCGTCGACAACGAAGACATCATTGAAATCGACCTGCTCAACTTTATCGAGAAGGTCGGCGGCGTTGACATGTTGGAGAAACACCGCAGCGCCATCGGCCTTTGATCGCCGGCATCGATCGCTAACCCCCTTTATCACCAGGAGCTTTACCCATGAAAACCCCAGCTACCGAACAACCTGACGTACACCCCCTGGCCGACGACAACACCGTCACCCTAGACACACCGATCCGCCGTGGAACCACCACCATCGTCAGCATCACCTTGCGCAAACCCAACTCCGGGGAGCTGCGCGGTGTGAGCCTGGCCGAGCTGCTGCAAATGGATGTGAACAGCTTGATCAAGGTGCTGCCGCGCATCAGCTCGCCGAGCCTCACCACTGTTGAAGTCACGTCCATGGACCCCGCCGACCTGGTCGCGCTCAGCACGAAGATCACTGGTTTTTTGCTACAGAAATCGACGAAGACGGATGCATCCCTCGTTGCGTAGAGGACGCCATGGCCGATCTGGCCGTGGTTTTTCACTGGGCACCGGCTGATATGGATCAGTTGGGCCTGCAAGACCTGATGGACTGGCGCGAGCGTGCCAGGGTGCGGAGTTCCACCGATGGCAAATGATCTGCGGCTACAGGTGGTGCTGGATGCCATCGACAAAGCCACCCGCCCGTTGAAGCAAATCAACAATGGTAGCCTTGAGACTGCTCGTGCCCTCAAGGCTGCCCGCGACCGACTGAAAGAACTCAACACTCAGCAGAAAGACATCAGCGCCTGGCGCACGCAGCGCGCCGCCGCTGAGCAGACCGGAACCGCCCTCACCGCTGCCCGCGAAAAGGTCAAAGCCCTCAGCCAGCAATTTGCCGCAACTGGCGCGCCGACCAGGGCAATGACGCGTGAGTTTCAAGCGGCGATGCGCGAGGCGGCAAAGCTCAAACAGCAGCACCAGCAACAGAGCGTGCAGCTGCAAGGCCTGCGCTCGAAGCTCTACGACGCCGGCATCAGTACCAAGAACCTGGGCACCCACGAACGCCAGCTGCGCGAGCAAATCACCGCGACCAACGCCAGTATCAGTGCCCAGGGCAAACGCATGGCCGAACTGACCGCCCAGCACAAACGTGCGGCGGTTGCCCGTGGGAATTACGACAAAGGCAAGCAGCTCGCAGGCAGCGCCGCCGTGGCAGGCGGTTCCAGTCTGGGCGTGGCATACGCTGCAAGCCGCCCAGTACTCGGCGTGGTGAAGGAATACGTCGACTTCGAAACCGCGATGATGGGCGTAGCCAAGCAGGTGGACGGCGCGCGTGACGACAACGGCAAGCTCACCGCCACCTACTACGAGTTTGCGGACGCTATCAAAGCGGCCAGCAACGAAATGCCCATCGCCACCACCGAGTTCGCCGCCCTGGTCGAAGCCCAGGCCCGTGCCGGTATCCAGGGTAAGGAAAACCTGCTGACCATGGCGAAAGTGTCGGCCACCGCCGCTGTGGCCTTCGACCTGCCGGCGGAACAGGTGGGCGAGGACATGGGCCGGATCGCCGGCTTGTACAAGGTGCCGATCAAGAACATCTCCGCGCTGGGTGATGCGCTCAACTACCTGGACGACAACACCCGGTCCAAGGGTGGCGACATCATTGAAACCCTGACCCGCATGAGCGACGTGGCCGATAAGCTCGACTACCGCAAGGCGGCAGCGCTGGGCAGTACCTTTCTGTCCCTGGGCTCAGCCCCCGAAGTCGCCGCCAGTGCGTCGCGAGCCATGGTGCGCGAATTGGCTATCGCCAACATGCAGAGCAAGACCTTCCGTGAAGGTATGAAAATGCTAAATCTGGACTCCAATGAGATTCAGGGCGGCATGACCACGGACGCAATGGGCACAATGATGAAGGTGCTTGAGCGCATCAAAGCAATAGATCCGAAACAACGAACCGAGGTAGCTACACGGGTCTTTGGCAAAGAGTACGGTAAGGATGCCGCCAAACTAGTGAACAACCTCGGCGAGCTGAAACGTCAACTCGATCTGGTGAATGACACTGCTGCAAATGGCTCGATGCAACGTGAAATGGATATCCGTGCCGATGCGATCGAAGGCCGCTGGCAGATACTGCAAAACAAGCTGTTCAACACTAAAAGTGGCGCAGGCGAAACCGTACGGGCGACCATGGTCGACGTCATGGACGCCATCGGCGGCGTGCTGGACAAGGTCAACGCTTGGGTCAAAGCCAACCCGACGTTGACCGCGACCCTGCTGAAAATCGTTGCCAGTGTGGCGGTGTTGTCGGCGGTGTTCGGCGGGCTCGCCCTCACGCTTGCCGGTATCTTGGGGCCGTTCCTGTTCCTGCGGTTCGGCCTGGCCATGTTCGGCATAAAGCTTCCGGGCATCATCGGCATTTTCAAGGTGTTCGGCACGGTGCTGCGCACGCTGGGCGGCATTTTGATCGGACCGTTGGTAACCGCTCTACGGGCAGTCGGGATTGCGCTGTGGGGGCTTTCCGCCAATCCGATTGTCCTGGTCATCGCTGCCGTCGTCGCGGCGCTGGCTGGCGGTGCCTACCTGATCTACAAGAACTGGGACGCGGTGAAGAACTACTTCGCCAACGCCTGGACCGAAATCAAAGCCGGATTCAGCGGTGGTATCGCCGGGATCATCACCACGCTGGTCAACTTCAGCCCTCTTGGGCTGCTTTACCAGGCTTTCGCTGGTGTGCTGAGTTACCTGGGCGTTGACCTGCCCAGCCGCTTTACCGAGTTCGGCGGCATGATCGTCAACGGTCTGATCAATGGCCTGAAAGCTGGGCTCGGTTCCGTCAAAGACGCCATCAGCTCAATCGGCGACGCCAGCATCGGTTGGTTCAAGGAAAAGCTCGGCATTCACAGCCCGTCGCGTGTGTTCGCCGAGCTGGGCGGATTCACCATGGCCGGTCTCACGCAAGGCCTGGAAGGTGGGCAGAAAGGCCCGCTGGACGCTCTGACCAACATGAGCAAGCAGATGACTGCGGCGGGTACCCAGGCCATGGGGACCACCGCCATGCCGGCGTTTACCGTAGATAGCAAGCCGCCAATCAGCAGCGCCCCCGCAGCGGCGGTGTACGACAGCCACGACACCTACGAATTTAACTTCCCGGTAGGGCCTGGCACGGACATGCAGAGCCTGGAAAAGACCTTGCGCGCCATGATGACCCGCATCGAAAACGAAAAGAAAGCGCGCCAGCGCAGCAAACTCTCTGACCTGGACTAACCACCATGATGATGGCCCTCGGCATGTTCGTGTTCAGCCTCAGAACCGCCGCCTACCAGGAGCTGCAACGCCAAACTGATTGGCGCCATGCCAGCAACAACCGCATCGGCGCTGCACCCGCACGTCAATTCGTCGGGCGTGGCGACGACGCCATCACCCTCCCCGGCATCATCTTCCCCGAGCTGGCCGGCAGCGCCCTCAGCCTCGACGCCATACGCCTGATGGCGAACACCGGCAAGGCGTGGCCCATGGTCGAGGGCACCGGTCGCATTTACGGCCTCTGGGTGATCGAGAGCCTGAGCGAGACCAAGACCCTCTTTTTCAGCGACGGCACCCCACGGCGCATTGAATTCACCCTGAGCCTCAAACGCACCGACGACGACCGTATTGACCTGCTCGGCGCCGGTACCAGCGTCGGCCTCAACATCCTGCGAGGCCTGTTTTGATCGACTCCATTATTTCCAAGGTCACCGGCTACCTGCGAAATACCGCCGAACGCTATGTGCGTGATGCGGCCTACCCGGTGCCGGCGTTCCGTCTTACCGTCGACGGCCTGGACATCGCCCAACTGATCAGCCCGCGGCTGATGACCCTGGAGCTGACCGATAACCGCGGCGTCGAGGCCGACCAACTCAGCATTACGCTCAGCGACCATGACGGCCTGCTGTCGATTCCGCCCAAGGGTGCGGTGCTGCGGTTGTGGCTGGGCTGGAGCGACACCGGCCTGGTGGACAAAGGCACCTACACCGTCGACGAGACCGAACACAGCGGCGCACCGGACGTGCTCAGCATCCGCGCTCGATCCGCAGACCTGCGCAAAGGCCTCAAAACCAAACGCGAACGCAGCTGGAGCAACACTACCCTCGGCGACGTCCTGGGCGATATCGCCATTGGCAACGGCCTCACCGCCACCATCGCCGGCGCACTGGACGGTTTACCCATCCTGCAACTCGATCAGGCCAACGAGTCCGACGCCAACCTGATCAGCCGCCTGGGTGAAGAATTCGACGCGGTGGCCAGCGTCAAAGCCGGTTGCCTGCTGTGCCTGCCAGCGGGCGGCGGCAAGACCGCCAGTGGCATGGACCTGCCGCACATCGTCCTCACCCGCGAGGACGGCGACCAACACCGCTACCTGCAAGCCGACCGCGACAGCTACGACGGCGTGCGCGCCTATTACTACGACGTGAACAGCGCCAAGAAACAGGAGGCCATTGCCGGTGGTGGCGACAACCTCAAGGACTTGCGCCATACCTACAGCGATCAGCAGTCAGCCCTGCGCGCCGCCAGGGCGGAGTTTCGGCGGTTGCAGCGCGGCAGCGCTACGCTCAGTTACAGCCTGGCAATGGGCCGACCGGATCTGATTCCCGAGCTGACGTACACGCTCCAGGGTGTGAAGGCGGAAATTGACGAGATCATCTGGTACGGCGGGAATGTGCAACACAGCCTGAGTGCGGACGGTGGCTACACGGTCAGCCTGGAGCTGGAGAGCAAGTTGCCGGAGGACAACGTTGAGGATCTGGCGGAGGAGAACAAGGGGGATTACACGGGGATCATCGCGTACTACCGCGACCAGAAAACCGGGAAGGAAAAGACCATTACGGCGGGGGATCAGACGAAGCCGAGGCGGTTGCGGTGGTTGTATGCCAGTGAGAAGACGGCCAAACGGGCGGTGGATCGGGAGTGGAAACGGTTATAGCCCATCAGTACATTCAGGCTTGAACAGTCCGATATAACAGCTCCTTCAGCCAAAACCATCTATCAAAACCATTCTCAGACAAAACACTACGAAGTTTTTCCGCCAGCACAGGAAGAGCATGCTGTTTAAAAAGGGCTAATATATCACCACCCCATAGGCTGAAGAGGGAATACATAACCCCCAATACAAACATAGCCGTCGCCAACTTATTAATTATGCTTATCCTTTCTCTCGCCCCACCCAGCAGACTCAAAAGCTTATTCTTAGCTTCTTCCGCACTAACTCTAATTTCTGCCTCGTCCTTAGCGACCTCTCCCTTAATGACTTCATATCGATAAAGAGACTTTCTAATCTGCCCTTCGAGAGTAGTGAAAGATTCAAAATATATCGCATTGGTTGTTTTTGTAAGATACATCACAAAGTACAGACCAAAGCAAACCAGGCCTACAGACAAAAAGTCCTGCCCCTTAACTAGCGCAGCGATTGCAATTAGTGCGCCGGGTATCGCAAAAGCCTTATTCTGACTAGAGGACACAGACTCATTGATCTTAGAGATATAATCAGAAACCTTCTCTTCAATTTCACTGAGCAGCTTATTTACAGAAAACCGATGAACATATACATCATAATTTTCTCGAAACTTTTTCTGAAATTTCTTACACTGAGTCACAACCCAATCAAAAGAAGAATCACTATGATCCTCATCTAATATATCAGAAAGAGTCGTCCTAAGCACGTCTCTACGTTCCCTGGCATGGGCATCCTTGATTTCAATTAAACCCTTTATCTCTATCGCAACATCATACGACAACTGACTAAAATCAAGCTGATTCAACTTTGCCAGAGTGAGAGTAGGATTAATTTCGTGCTTTTTGGCTCCCTTTTCAGTACTTATGAAGTACACAAATGTTCCAGCAGATGAACTTGTACCTTTATGATCCGAAAGTGCTTTAAAAATGCCTTTCCACAAAAAATAAGTCCTTACTTTGAAAATAGCACTCGCATCTTCCTGCCAAGATCCTATTTTACCTTCGCATATAAAATAAAAATCTGGCAAAACGTCCTCACCTGATACAACCTCCCAAAAATGCTTGACACTTAGATATAATGGGCATCTTGTACCCCAGGCATCAGACCCTGTATCCACAACCAGTTGCAACTGCCCGTCAGCCTCCTCCAAGTTCAGAGGCTTTGTGAACTGCAGTGAAACCAACTCACTATACAAACTATTAAGATGCGTGCGCCCCGCTTCGGTGAGGGGCGCACTGAACAATACATAATGTTCGTCTAGAGACACATCTGAACATTCCAGCTTATTTATTAAGGCTGTCATCATCATCTTTTTTGCCAACCTTGGAAAGAATTGCCTCTCTATCATCGTCATCAAGAGGTATTCTAATATAGCTTAAATCATCATCCAATAACACAGGCTTCCCTGAGCCTGCATACCCTAACGAACTAACTTTAACCTTACAACTAAAATTTCTGCTCGTATCGGAAATCTCTACCGACTCCCCTTTTACAGCATCCGGAACTGTCGGCTCAAAAATCGAATTTATTGGGTACTTATTAGTATTTACAAAAGTGCAAAACTTACCCTTCTTCTCATGACTAACCGGCAACTCCTTATCAATTACATGCTGAATCTCATTGAGACCTGTTGGCTTTTTCTGGCTAGCCCGCTGCTTTAAATGCTCGGTAACTTTCGAGACGATTTTTTCTCGTACGCTACGAGGCAACTTGCACTCCCCGATAAAATCATTGACTGCCCGAAATAAGTTACCAACACTCTCTTTGTTCGGAGTTGCGTCATTACAGCCTAAAGCCTCCTTAAAAAAATTACTTTTGGATTTACCAGCGATAAAATGCAGATATGGTTCACCATCATTTTTCGGGTATGTTACAGAAAATAAGTTAAGATCAAAAAGAGCGGCCTGCCGAAGTGCATCAGTATCAATCGGATTTAGTTTTTTTGGTTGCAAGTCACTATCAAAATCAAAGCCACCTTTTTTTGAAACCATAACCACGAGAAATCGACCAAGATCGTCACAATCTGCGGACGACTTGTAATGAACCAACACTACATTTCCTCCCACAAGACTACCACGCTCAAGAGAGTTACCTGCACGCTTCAACCCTTGCATTATTTGTTCGGCCGCCTGAACAAACACTGTACCTTTATCTATATACCCCTTTAAATTACCAGGAGTACTACTTGAAGTAGGACTAGCAAAATAGCCATGAAACTTATTTTTCTTTCTAAATTTTTCTTCAATTCTAAAAATAAAATCAAGTGCGGTCTGATTATTCAAATTCCAGGACTTGCCCATAACAACCTCAAATGGATTTCCAGTAAAACTGGTATCTCTTTCAAGGCTTGCGGTTATAGCATCAACTACAGTCAACACCGCTTCAGCTTTTTGCTTATCGTCACCCTGTGGTGGCAATACCTCAGCAATAGACATTTACATCACCATATTATAATTTATAGGAAAGCTAACGGACGATTAACTTTTCGAACAGGGAACAACGACTACTGGTAGCTAAAGAGCGACCACTAGAAAAATATGAAAATAGGGATGGAGCAGAACAAAGCGCTTGAATTGGCTTCAACATTGATCACATCCCTATGTGGTTTGAGGCGCCTTAATCAGCACACCCGATATCCCTGTAGTCGGGTTCAATCGGGTGGATCAGCGGCTTCCCTGTCTAACTGATCCGTTCTTAATGGGTACAGACTATGCTGGCCGTTTGGTATCGGCAAGGGCTTCAGTCAAATCCTTGAGGCGCTGCTCGACATCCATTAAGCGTTTCTTTTCTTCAGCAGCGCTCTGTATCTCCCGCTTACCGGCCTCTCCAAGCGAGCGGAACAGCTCAAGAATGGCCTCCTCCTGCTGATTCTTTGTTTGCGCTTCCGACGAGGCCGCCGAAACACCCAGACACATAGAGCCTTCCCCCGTCAGCAGCCAATCCAGACTTATACCCAAATGAGTGCGAATGGCTGCCATAGCCTTCGCATTGGGCTCACGTTCACCCAGAAGGTAGTTCTGAAGCGTCCTGTACGGAATCCCCACTACTTCTGAGGCCTCCTTTATAGACATACCTCTGTCGTCGATTACGCTGCGCAGGCGAGCGGCTATACTCATTTTTTCATGAATTCCAATTGACGCACTCATTTTGGTGCGTATACTGCGAACAAACAGGTACATCTTAACCAACTAGGAACACTCGAACCATGAGCCAAGCCATGGAAAAGCGCCAGATCCAAGCACGGCTGATCGAGCGCGGCAGCAACTTCCGTCAGTTCGCCCTGAGCCACGGCTATGAAGTGCGCACAGTGACGCAAGTGGTTCAGCGTTGGGCCGGGCACAAAAAACTGCCTCGTGGCCGGTTGACGTTCCAAATCCTGCGAGACCTATCGCGAGTAATCGGTAAGGAAGTGCTGCCGGGAATTCTCGCGGAGAACACCGAGCAAACCTCAGCTGAGGCTGTATGAAACGACTGTAGGGGCGATGACTCCAGGGAGAAACCAGAAGATGAAACGCCCAGTTCTAGCAACCAAGCGCCAGGTCATGAGCGCAGTGATCAACGACTACGAAGGCGGACGGGAATGCGCAGCGGCGCGCCTGGGGTACGAACTGAAGAAGTTCGATAACCACATCTACGAAAACGCTGGTAGCCGGCCTTTGAGCGATGAACAGATTCATCTGTTAGAGCAGGACATGGGCACGACCTACCTGCCGGAGTACATCGCCGCCATGTACGGCGGAATGTTCGTCCCCCTCGCCAAACCTGAAACGCTGGACAACGTGGACCTCTACAACAGGTCAGTACGGGCAGCAGCCAAGCGCGGCGTGGTCGACCAGATCATCGCTAAGGCGCTGGACGACGGTGTCATTGAGCGGGACGAAGCTGAGGCGATCTTGCGCGCTCACAGCCATTACATGGCAGCCCGTCACTCTGAGGTGCTGGCAACAATCCTGCTGCACAGCCGGGGGACCAAACAGTGAGCGACTGCAATCAGCCTTTGCCGAGTCGTGACTTGATCTCTTTCAGCGCGGTGGCTACGTCGTCGACAGCAAAGCGTATGTCTTCGGCGCTCACCACCAGCCCCGGCGCTTCCCGGTCGGTCAGTTTTGTTGCGTCACGACCACGCATCACTTTCGCCAATGCTTCATGCCGCTCCTGCAAACGTTGCAGCAAGCGCTCGACTTCTCTTTTTGAGTGATTACCCATGACCTACATCCCTGAAGAAGAAAGGAAACATCTAACGGATTTGCTGGTGATCGCTCAACAGCGACTGAACACATTAAAAGAAATCGTCGCCACCACCAATCACGACTGTTCTGGCACTGACATCCGCCTGGCCATCGGTGACGCAATCACACCGTTGAACATTGCCCAAGAAGCTGCGGAAGCGCTCTAAAGGACGCCGTTTATGAGCACTTACAAACTGGTCTGCCCCCACTGCCACGGCCGCATGCGCATCCGCACCAGTGAAGGCCAACATATTTTCCTGCGTATCACCTACATGCAATGCACCAACGAAGCGTGCGGCTGGGCGGTGCGTGCTGAATTTCAAATGACCCACGAGCTGAGCCCCAGCGGCATGCCCAACCCGGCGGTAAAGCTGCCAGTTGCAGATGTGGTCATTCGTCGCCAGGCAATGAAAACAGCCAACGATCAACCTGATCTGCTGGATCAACTGGAAATGGAGGCCACAACCGCATGAACACCATAGCCCTAACAACCAACCCCACCAGCGACTACCGTGCCGCAATGCAACAAGCGGCGGTGGCCTACCTCTACCGCCATCGTTGCCAGCATCTGGCCGGTGACACCCAGTTGCTTGAGAACTGCACCCGCTACCTGACGCTATCGCTGGAAGTCCCTCAGCACCTGGTGCAACGCATCGCTGAACTCGCCGTCGCAGAGTTCGAGAGCATGACCTGCAAGCGCGTTGCCTGGCTGGGCGTTCACCCGAACAGCGGTCCTTTCCGACCGGTCATCTGGTTACTCGACACCTGCACTCAGCAGCGGCACCCCGTCTCAGCACGCTTGCTTCCCACACGCCTGCTGCTGACTCGCAACCTCCAGCACTAACCCAAAACCAAGCCCTGATAGATGCCCGCACCGCGTGGGTAGGGGAAATTTGCAACTTACTGGTGGCCGAAATGAGCAAAATCACCATAAAACTGGAGCTGGACGAACAGCAGGCGCAGCACTACCTGCTGTGGTTGACCAGTCAGTACGAAGTCACCATGGCTGATATTTGGTACTCCGATCGCTACCGGAATGTACCCAACGGTCAGCGTGGGCCGAAGGTGCTTGCCGACTACCCGCACCTGGCAGGTATTGGCAAGACGCGCCACGAGTTGAAAAAGCAGCTCGTTGCGCCTACTGCGGAGCGTCCGCAGTGATACGTAAGCCAATGGAAGACAAGATCCGGGCTGATGTACTTCAGCGTCTGGAGTCCGATTACGGCCTTCAGCACATGACCGGCACGCATTACATGCGCAAGGGCACCTGCCCCCAGTGCAATCAGAAACGCCTGTTCTCGCGTCACGATGAACCGTGGTTCATACGCTGTGGCCGCGAGGAAAAATGCCGGTATATGGCTCCTACCAAAGAGTTGTACCCGGACCTATTCGACGACTGGAGCAAGCGTGCCCCGGCGACTCGCAACGAGCCGGCCGCCAGCGCAAGAGCGTACCTGTCTTTTGCTCGGGGTTTCCGTGTCGATCTGATCGAGGGTTGGTACACCCAAGAGAGCTACTTCGATCGAGACCTGAACATCGGTTCCGCAACCGTCCGCTTTCCTCTGGAACATGGCGGCTACTGGGAGCGCTTGATTGATCAGCCTTCCCGCTTCGGCAAGAAGAAAGCTCGGTTCCAGCCCCTCAAGAGCTACAGGGGGCATTGGTGGTGCCCGCCCTGCCTGGACCTGCTGGAGGTGAACGAGCTGTGGATTGTTGAAGGCATCTTCGACGCCATTGCGCTCATTCAAAACGGAATTTCAGCCGTCGCGGCCCTGTCGTCAAACGCCTTCCCAGAAGAATCACTGAAGGCGCTGATTACCGCTCGCGGCGGTAAAACGCCCAAGTTGGTCTGGGCCTTAGACAACGAGCCCGGCGCCCACAAGTACACCAAGACCTGGGTTAAACGGGCCCGTGAGCTCGGCTTCACCTGCGACGCAGCCCAGGTCTCGCAGCCGGATGCACGCAAGGTCGACTGGAACGATCTGCATCAACGCTGGGCATTCATCGACGATGAGAAATCCCGCGCGGATCGAATCGAAAAAGACCTAAAGGAAGCCCGGCACCAGGGTGCCCTGTTGATCGCGGACAGTGCCAGCGATAAGGCGTTGCTCATGTACCAGTGGCGCGAGCGCGAGGAATTTCACTTCTGTTTCGACTCCCGCCTGTACTGGTGGAAATTGGACCTTGCGAAATACAACAGCGCCAAGCAGGCGCTGGAGAAAAGCGACGACCAGGAAGCCCAGGTGCTGAACGAAAAGCAACTGCGGGAGAAGGCACTGAGCGTGGCCGGCTGCGTCGTCGAAATCGCCAACTGCTACCCCAAAGCACTCTATTTCCAGCGCAACGAGATTACCGACGAGTCCTGGTACTTCTTCCGAGTCGACTTCCCCCATGACGGTGGATCAGTGAAAAACACTTTCACCGGAGGCCAGGTCGCCGCCGCCAGCGAATTCAAAAAACGACTTCTCGGCATGGGCGCCGGGGCCGTGTTCACCGGGAGTGGACAACAGTTGGACAAACTCATGAAAGACCAGCTATTCGGCATCAAGACCGTACAAACCATCGACTACGTGGGCTACAGCAAGGAATACCGCTGCTACGTCTTCAACGACGTCGCTGTCCGCGAAGGCCAGGTGATCCACATCAACGAGGAGGATTTTTTTGAGATGGGCAAGCTCAAGCTCAAGACCCTGCAAAAGGGCGTGAAGATCGATCTGGAGAAGGACGGTAAAACCTATGATCAACAGTGGCTCGACCTACTGTGGCAGTGCTTCGGCGCTCAAGGCATTGTCGCTCTGACCTTTTGGTTTGGCTCACTGTTCGCTGAGCAAATCCGTGGCCGGTACCAATCCTTTCCGTTCCTCGAAGCCACAGGCGAAGCCGGCGCGGGCAAGACGACCTTGCTCACCCTGCTCTGGAAACTGGCTGGCCGGGACGGTTACGAAGGGTTCGACCCATCCAAGTCCACTAAGGCCGGCCGCAGCCGTCTGATGGGTCAGGTATCCGGCATGCCGATTGTACTGCTGGAGTCGGACCGCAGCGGCGACGACAAGGCCCACGCCAAGACCTTTGAATGGGACGAACTCAAGGACTACTACGGCGGCGGCACACTCGCGACCAAGGGCGTCAAAACCGCCGGCAACGAGACCTACGAACCTCCGTTTCGCGGCACGATTGCCATTAGCCAGAACGCCCCTGTAGTGGCGTCTGAAGCGATCATGACCCGGATTGTGAAACTGCACTTTGTGCGCCCGAACGTGACGCCAGATAGCCGAGCGGCGGCCGATCGGCTCAATGCCCTGGAAGGCTCGACCCTCAGCAACTTTGTGTTGCAGGCAGTTCGCAAAGAGCTGGAAGTGATGGAACTGTTCGCCCATCGCATACCTGGCTACGAGGCGAAGTTACGTAACCTACATTCGCATTGCTTTGCCTGCGAGAGACCGTTTCAGGACGAGCAAAGCGATTGTCAGCACTGCGGCAACAAGCTGCGTGGATACATCCGGGTGGAGCGGATCAACAAGAACCACGCTCAACTGCTCGCCCTGCTCGACTGTCTGCGCATGGTGGTGCCGCTCACCGAGCCGCAGATCAGCCACACGCGCAAGCAGATCATCCGCATGGCGATCGAGCGCCAATCCTCGATCAGCTCCGACCATCCGGTGGTGGCTGAATTCTGGGAAGTGTACGAGTACCTGGAAGGCCTCGACGCTGACGGCCCTGTGGTCAACCACAGCAAGAAAGACAACATCATCGCCATCAACCTCAACGACTTTGTGAAGTGCGCGGCGGAGCATCGCCAAAAGATTGCCGACGTCAGTGAGTTGCGCGAGCGCCTGAAAGACTCTCGCTCACGGAAGTTGGTCGACACCAACAAAGCGACGGATAGCGCAGTACGGGCTCACCAGGCCAAGAACAGCAACGCCGTCATCACCAAGCAGCCGATCGTGAAGTGCTGGCACTTCAACGCCTGACGAAATCGACAACCAACCCGTCAGGCGCTGCAACGCCTGCCACCCAAAGGAGAAGCACCATGCACGTACAAGTCATCACCGGCGACGGACGCGAGGGGGAAACCAACCGCCTTCGGCACCTGAAAGAGCTAAAGGACTGGTTTAACGAATCAGGGAAGATCGTTCACGCCGAAGCCTACGACCCTGCTGGCCTGGTCGCGATTCTGGAAGTTCGTGCGGTAAGCGACAAAGAGATTCTGGTGCTGAAGTGCAGCCGGGATCAGATCCAGGCAGTCCTGGAATGGCAGTCAGCGACTGATGAGGTTGTTGAGTTTGAAAGCCTGCTGCTGCACCTGGTGCGCAAGCAAAACCCAACCGGCGAAAGCCAATAAGAAGGTGGTGCCGAGGGGCTGCATCCCCTCGACACCGACCACCCAAAGGAGAAGCACCATGCAAGTGAATCAACCCAAAGGCGGCACCGCAGAGGCTACCACAACCCCGCTGGCTGTCGGCGACAAGGTCAGCTACGTCGAAATGAGCGGTGGTCGTCGAGAGTACCGACTCAGCGCACGTACGGGCTTGATCGTAGGGATCGACGACAACGTTGCGACCCTACGCGCCGCGAACGGTCGCACCCTCACCCAACCACTCGCGAAGCTGACACCGGACGGCCAGCCGAATGCACTGACGCGCATGCTCGTGGGAGGTTAGCGTATGACGGTATTCCTTCTGCTTTACCTCTGCGCAGATGCAACCCGAACGGATTGCCAAGTGGTGAAGGCTGATAGCTGGAGTGGCCCTTTCGCCTTTGAGCAATGCACCGCCGTCGTGCCCGGCCTTACCGAAGCCCTGACGGCGCCCAACCGAATGCGGCATCGGTTCGTTTGCGAGACGCAGGGTAATGACGCGAAACCCGCAGAACACAAAGCACCACCAGCGCTAACTCACCAATCGTTTCGGATGTAGGGGGTCAACCATGAACACAGCGTTTATCCTGATGGCCCAATACGACGGCCAAGCCATCATCTCGCTGGAGCTGGTGTGCCGTGACTACTTCACGCACCTGACGCCGGAGATGTTCCAGCGCAAGGTGATGAGCGGACAGATCAAACTGCCCATCACACGCCTGGAAGGTAGCCAGAAGTCGGCCAAAGGCATCCACCTCACCGACTTTGCTGCCTACCTTGACCTACAGCGCGCTGCCGCCGTGAAAGAACACAACCAGCTCAACGGGATAAAACACGCCTTTTGAGCCACTTCTCTGATGCGGCGCCCAGTTGGACGGGCGCCCTCAGAATCTTGTCGTGCCATTCCCAGCCCACGTAACGGTCACCCTTGCCGCGCAGGTGGGTGTATCGTCTCATTG